GACAATGTCAAGTGTATTCACTAACATTTTCACGCTATCGTGACTAAGTTAGCGACGATCATAAGGAACGCGCGTGTTCCTACCATACCTAGTTGATTTTGTCAAGCGCATTTATCGCACCCCCATACCCCGTTTTGGTGAGAAGGGACTCCACCACTGCTTTACACTGTGTTTCAGACAAACGACTATGTGTTCTACAGCAAACACCCCCCGTCTCTTTTTAAACGCCATGTCAAAAAATTTTATATGTAAAATTTTTAAACTAAGTGCTTGACATCTAAAAGAAAAGGGTATATTGTCCAATAAAACCCAAGCACACCATGCTTATTGGAGTAAAATGTCCTTAAAAATCACACCAGAAGCGAACAAACCACTTCCTGACGATTTTGATTCGGAAGAACCTTCTGCATTTGTAACAAAAGTAAAGGTTGCAGCTGCAACAGCTAAAGTCCTGCTTGAAGCTGGGGCAGAAATCCCTATTAGCTCGCAGGAAAAAGCGCAAGCTAGTGACATATTCAAGGCGTACACTGACCCCAATGCCACTCCACCGTCAGTTGGCACGAAGATTCTTAACACACCAGCCACAGTTGCACACCTAGTTGCCATGCTTAGTGACTACGACCACCAGGTTGTAGAGGAAGCAGTGCAGTTAAGACGCTATGTGACCAACAAACTCATTGAAGAAACCTCCCTGCCTAACCCAGCACACCGCATCAAGGCCCTAGAACTGCTAGGTAAGATCTCGGATGTAGGGTTATTCACAGAAAAAACAGAAGTCACCATCAAAAATGCTGGTGTTGAGGACTTAGAATCCCAAATTCGCGGTAAATTGTTCAAGATTTTGAACGCCAGTCAGACAATCGACGCACCATATCAGGTAATTGAGAAAGAAATGGGGGAATTTAACCCTCAAGACGTAGTAAAAGACCTATAATGGACCTGAATATACCTGGAATGGCAGAGGGCGACATTGAGTTAGCCCTACAACACATAGATAAGCTCCCAAGAGCGGAGCAGTTAGAGCTCTATCGTCTACTTACAGCACTCGATGATCAAAAAGAAATTGATGTTAAGCAGAATGACTTTCTAAAGTTTGCACAAGCGATGGATCATAACTTCATGGTGGGCGAACACCATAAGATCATTGCGCGTACCATTGAAAAGATTGCGTCAGGCGAGCTAAAGCGCGTGGTGATTAACATTGCTCCTCGTCACGGCAAGTCACACATTATGTCCTACCTATTCCCTGCATGGTTCATGGGTAAGTTTCCAGATAAAAAAGTGATCATGGCATCACACACGGCGGACTTAGCGGTAGACTTTGGGCGTAAGGTCCGTAACTTAGTGGCAGACAAGGAGTATCAGAAGATATTCCCTAATGTCTCACTGCAAGCCGACTCAAAAGCATCAGGTCGTTGGGGTACAAATCATGGCGGCGAATATTATGCGTGTGGTGTTGGTGGTGCTCTGGCAGGTCGTGGCGCTCATTTATGTATTATCGATGACCCACACTCTGAGCAAGAAGCTAAAACAGGCAACCCCGCTGTCTTTGATTCTGCTTACGAGTGGTATCAGTCTGGTCCACGTCAGCGTCTCATGCCTGGTGGCGCTATATGTTTAATCATGACCCGTTGGGGTAAACGCGATCTTACAGGGCGTATCCTCGATAACATGGTTAAAAATGAAGGCTCAGATCAATGGGAGATCATTGAGCTGCCTATGGAGCTACCAAGTGGTGAACCACTCTGGCCTGAGTTCTGGACCAAGAAAGATATTGAAGCACTAAAGAATACCCTTGATACGCGCTACTGGATGGCGCAGTACCAACAACAACCAACAGCTGAAGGCGCTGCGATCGTCAAACGTGAATGGTGGAAGGAGTGGCCTGAAGAATACCCACCTCACTGTGAGTACATCATTCAGTCATGGGATACTGCGTTCGAGAAGAACAATCGTGCCGACTATAGTGCTTGCACTACGTGGGGCGTGTTCTACCACCCCGACAATAACGGAGTTAACCAAGCTAACATCATACTACTGGATTACTTCAAAGACCGCATGGAGTTTCCTGAGCTTAAGAAAAAAGCTTACGAAATGTATAAGGAGTACGAACCAGATTCACTGCTTGTTGAGAAAAAAGCATCGGGTGCTCCCCTACTGTACGAACTCAGAGCAATGGGTATAATAGTCAATGAGGTAGTACCCTCTAAGGATAAAATCACCCGTCTAAACGCGGTGGCTGATCTATTCTCGAGTGGAATGGTCTGGGCACCGGCTACTCGTTGGGCTGAAAATTTAATTGAAGAAGTAGCCGATTTCCCAGTGGGACAGCATGATGACGGAGTTGATGCAATGACACAAGCATTAGATCGCTTCCGTCGGGGCGGGTTCATTCGTTTAATAAACGATGAGCCTGATGAGGTGCGTGAATTCACGCGAAAGAGGGAGTACTATTAATGAGTGAGACTCAGTTAACTTTGTTAGATAGAAGAACTACGTATAAACAGCGTAACCCTAAGAAAACTTGGGCAGCTTATGCGAAACGGGATGCTAAAAATCGTGCCTTAAAGAAAGGTGTGCCGTTTGACATAACATCTGCCTATATTTTAAGCATATTAACGGATACGTGTCCTATTTACGGGACAGAGTTTAAGTGGATGGGCAATGGTGGGATACTGCCAACAAGCCCTAGTTTGGATAGGATAGACCCTGCTAAGGGATATGTTGAAGGTAACGTAGTCATTATTAGTAGTAAAGCAAACAACATTAAGAGTGCTTATAAGTCTGCTGATCTATACAAAGTAGCCGATTGGCTTTATGAGATTGAGAAACATGCTAACAGTTAAAGATTCGTTAACTTCGACACGTCTGTTAGATATGGGTAAAGCGTACTTAGATAAGGCGCACTGGTCATATGGTTGGCCTAGTAATACCGATATGCCGTTTGGGCATTGGAACGCAGACATTAGCCATACAGGTAAAGAGAATACCGTTGATGTAAGAGATCGCCTACCTCACGAACTGATTGACCTGTGGGATGCGGTTAACGATGAGATGTTTGGTGGTCAAGGGACATTAGTAAGATGTTACGCGAACCGACATACTTATGGAACAGAAGGTTATATCCATACCGATACAACACGTGAAGGCGATCTTACCTGCGTCATATACATGGATCCTAAGTGGGATGTCAACTGGGGTGGTGAGACGGTAGTATATAATGCAGATAGAACAGAGATTATTAAGTCTGTTATTCCACAATATGGACGGGCATTTGCGTTTAGTGGCAACCAGCCACACTGTGCCAAGCCGCTCTCAAGAGTGTGCCCGACAGTAAGAACGACCCTGATGTTCAAGGTCTTGATGGATACATCGAAGCTGCAGGCGGATGATGAAAAGCTAAGAGACTTTTTGCTCGAGATTAATGCGCATCAGTTGCCACACAAGCATGGTAGCTTGATGGACCACCTGCTTCGTACCTACTACATCCTCAAAGGTGCGGGGGCTGAAGGAGGCATAGCGTTAGCAGGAGGGTTACATTCCGTGTATGGCACAAATGCCTACAAGAATAATCCCTTAGATGTAACTGATACACGTGTTGCAGATAAGTTCGGTCCTGAAGTGGACCTTGCGGTAAGGCTGTTTCATAGTATTGATAGGCCGAACGTTCTGGAGAATCCGGATGGTTCGTTAAATGAGGTTGAGTTATTTATTTTAAGATGTATCGAGTGTGCGAACTTGTACGATCAAGAAGAGTTAGATCCAAGGGTCTATCCTAACTTACACGAGTTTGCTATGCGGTTTAAAAAGGGATAGAACATGGCAATAGAGAAATCGTTATACGCAGCGCCTCAAGGCTTAGAAGATCTTGTGGGAGGTCAACCTGATCTTCAAATTGAGATTGAGAATCCTGATGCGGTTCACATTGGTGTCGATGGCATGGAGATTGATCTAGAGCCACACGATCAGATGGATGATGAGTTTAACGATAACTTAGCCGAGTATATCAGTGAGTCTGCGCTGCAGTCACTAGCTTCAGAGCTAACAAGTGACTACGATGATGATGTGTCATCACGCAAGGACTGGATGCAGACTTATGTGGATGGCCTTGAGCTGCTCGGTATGAAGATTGAAGAACGCACTGAGCCATGGCCTGGTGCCTGCGGTATCTACCATCCGTTAATGTCAGAGGCGCTCGTTAAGTTCCAAGCAGAGACCATGATGTCTACGTTCCCAGCGATGGGTCCGGTGAAGACACAGATCATTGGCAAGGAAACACCAGAGAAAAAAGATGCGGCAACGCGCGTTCAAGAAGATATGAACTATCAACTGATGGACGTGATGAAAGAATACCGCCCTGAACATGAGCGCATGTTGTGGGGTCTGGGCTTAAGTGGTAATGCGTTCAAGAAAGTATACTACGATCCGCACCTAGAACGTCAGGTATCTATCTTCGTTCCAGCGGAAGACATTGTTGTTCCGTACGGCGCGTCTAACTTAGAGTCTTCAGAACGTGTGACCCACGTGATGCGTAAGACTGAGAATGAGNTGCTACGCTTGCAGGTNGCTGGGTTCTATCGTGATGTTGACTTAGGCGAGCCTAACAACATCTTAGATGAGGTTGAGAAGAAGATTGCAGAGAAGATGGGCTTCCGTGCGTCATCTGATGCGCGATATAAACTACTTGAGATGCACGTTGACTTAGACTTACCAGGATATGAGGACAAAGATGAGAATGGCGAGATTACAGGTATCAAGCTACCGTATGTGGTTACGCTTGAAAAAGGNAGNAACGTGGTGCTNTCGATTCGTAGAAACTGGAACCCAGACGATAAAACAAAACAAAAAAGACAGCATTTTGTGCACTATGGCTACGTGCCTGGCTTTGGGTTCTATTGTTTTGGACTCATTCATTTGGTGGGCGCCTTCGCTAAATCAGGCACCTCTCTTATTCGTCAGTTGGTTGATGCTGGGACTCTCAGCAACTTGCCTGGTGGTTTCAAGACCCGCGGGCTAAGAGTTAAGGGTGATGATACTCCTATCGCTCCAGGTGAGTTCCGTGATGTAGATGTACCATCAGGTGCGATGCGCGACAACATCATGCCACTTCCGTACAAAGAACCAAGCCAAACATTACTACAGCTCTTAAATCAGATTATTGAAGAAGGCAGAGCATTCGCTAATACAGCTGACCTACAAGTATCAGACATGTCAGCAAATGCGCCTGTAGGTACCACGCTAGCGATCCTAGAGCGTACCTTGAAGGTGATGTCGGCAGTACAAGCTCGCATTCACTACTCAATGAAACAAGAGCTNGGCTTACTTAAAACAATCATCGCTGATTACACACCTGAAGATTATTCATATGATCCAGAAGAAGGTGATCGTCGTGCTAAGAAGTCAGACTATGATAACGTCGATGTGATCCCAGTATCTGATCCTAATGCTTCGACAATGGCGCAGAAGATTGTGCAGTACCAAGCGGTGTTACAGCTAGCACAAGGTGCTCCTCAGATGTACAACATGCCACTCCTTCATCGTCAGATGTTAGACGTGCTCGGCATCAAGAATGCACAGAAGCTCATTCCTATGGATGAAGATCAGAAACCTACAGACCCTGTGACAGAGAATCAAAATGTGTTAATGATGAAACCTGTCAAAGCGTTCATGTATCAAGATCATCAAGCGCATATTACTGTTCATATGGCAGCGATGCAGGACCCTAAGATCATGGCGTTACTAGCCAACAACCCAACAGCTCCGCAACTACAAGCTGCGATGCAGAACCACATTAACGAGCACTTGGGCTTTGAGTATCGCAAACAAATTGAACAGCAGTTGGGCATGGCGTTACCACCACAACAAGATGAGTCAGGTGAAGATGTCAACATGGACCCACAAGTGGAAGCTCGTTTGGCTCCGATGTTGGCACAAGCTGCTCAACAATTATTACAAAGTAATCAACAACAAGCTGCGGCTCAACAAGCTGCACAGCAAGCACAAGATCCATTAGTGCAGATGCAACAACAAGAGCTGCAGATTAAGCAGGCTGAACAACAACGCAAGGTTCAAAAAGACCAAGCGGATATTGCACTCAAACAGCAGCAGCAGCAGATTGAACGCGAACGTATTGCGACACAAGCGCACACGTCAGCAAGCCAGCAACGTATGGATGGCCTCAAAACAGCCGCCCAATTAATGGCTAATAAGAAAGAGCATTTAGTGGATACTGGTGTGGATGTCCTAAAACATCTATCAGATCAACATGCTAATCATACTGCTCAAGAACAAGAGCACCTCCATCAAACATTACAACAAGCAGGTCAACAGGTAGCACAACAAACTAAACCGACAAAAGGTGAATAATGGACTCTAATTTAGAATATCTTCTCAGTGAATACAAAGAACGCATTGAAATGCTTACGTTTGCATTAGCCCAAAATAATGTAGCTAACATGGAAGATTACAGATACATATGCGGTCAGCTTCGAGGTCTCGAAGCCGCATGTGCAATAATTGTAGACCTCAAACATAGAATGGAGAACTCTGATGAGTAGTATAAATTTAGCTCAAGCACTAGATTTATCGAGTATGGCAACACGAGTACAAAAAGAAGCACAAGAAGAAGCAGAAATCAAAGCAATCGTAGGTGATGCAACTGAAGTGGAGAAGGCGGCACAGCTTCCCAAACCATCAGGTTACAGAGTCCTATGTGCAGTACCTGAAGTAGACAAAGAAACTGAAAGCGGTTTAGCGCTTCCAGATGAATGGGTTAAACGAGAAGAACTATTAACTACAGTATTGTTTGTAGTTGAGTTAGGTCCAGATTGCTATAAAGACCCCCTAAAATTTCCAACCGGTCCTTGGTGCAAACAAGGCGATTTTATTCTAGTACGACCGAATGCAGGCAGTAGGCTTGTAATACATGGACGTGAATTTAGAATCATTAATGATGACTCAGTGGAAGCAGTAGTTTCTGATCCACGCGGCATCAAACGTAAATTTTAAGGAGATATAGCATGGCTGAAAACAAAGAAGAATTTCAATTTCCTGATGAGATTGATGAAAAAGAAGTAGCTACAAGTAATGAGATCGACATAGAGATTGAAGATGATACGCCTGAAGAGGATCGTAATCGTCAACCAATGCCTAAAGAAATTGTTGANGAGTTAGAAAAAGATAACTTAGAAGCTGAGGAATATTCCGCAGCGGCTAAAGAAAAACTTAAACAGCTTAAAAAAGTTTGGAATGATGAGCGTCGTGCCAAAGAAACAGCGCTTCGTGAACATCAAGAAGCTGTTACTTTTGCTAAAAAGACGTTAGAAGAAAACAAACGTATTAGAGCAATGCTGCAAACTGGCGAGAAAGAGTATGTAGAATCAGTTAAAACAGCAGCTGAATTAGAATTAGAAAAAGCTAAACGTTTATACAAAGATGCATATGATATAGGTGACACAGATGCTTTAATCACCGCTCAAGAGGCAATGCAAAATGCAACTTATAAATTGCAACAAGTTAAGAATTTTAAATTACCCCCTTTACAACAAGATGAAACTAATGTAAAAGATAATTATCAAGCGGAGCCATCAAGCCCGCAGCCTGATCGCCGNGCGATGAGTTGGCAACAACGTAATCAATGGTTTGGTCAGGACAAAGAAATGACTGCTGCTGCTTTAGGTCTCCATGAGAAATTAAAGGAGCAGGGTGTAGAAATCGGTTCAGATGAATACTATAGCACATTGGACAAAACAATGCGCAAACGTTTCAATGAGTTTTTTGATGAACCAGAAGAAACAAATAAAAGCGAACCAGCTCGTACAAAACCGAGTACTGTGGTTGCACCGGCGATGCGAAGTACGTCTTCAAATAAGATTAAATTAAAAGCTAGCCAAGTCCAGTTAGCGAAAAAACTTGGATTAACCCCAGAGCAATATGCTCAAGCAGCAATTAAATTGGAGAATCAAAATGGTAGATAATAAATTAACTCGTGATATGTCAACTCGTGAATTAGTAGAACGTCCTAAACAATGGATGCCTGCAGAATTACTTCCTGAGCCAGACAAACAAGCTGGTTTTAGCTATCGTTGGATTCGTGTATCGACATTGAATAATGCTGACCCACGTAACTTATCGTCCAAACTACGAGAAGGTTGGGAACCAGTAACCATTGAAGAGCAACCTAAATTTAAATTGCTGGTAGATCCAACTAGTCGTTTTAGCGACAACATTGAGATCGGTGGATTATTACTTTGCAAGACTCCTGATGAATTTGTGGAACAACGTAATTCACATTACGATAAAATGACACAATCTCAAACGGAAGCTGTAGATAATAATTTGATGCGCCAAAGTGATCCTCGTATGCCTCTATTTAATGAGCGCAAATCAAGCACTAGCTTTGGTAAAGGAAAATAATTTTAATCTAGGAGTATTTTATGGCTTATCCTACAGTATCAGCGCCTTATGGCTTTAAGCCCGTAAATCTTATCGGTGGTCAACCATACGCTGGTTCAACACGTAATCTTCCGATTGCGTACAATGACTCTACCGCTATTTATTACGGCGACCCTGTTGTTATTACATCAGGTTTTGCAACACTTGCAACAGCTCCAGTAAACTCAACTAACAAAGTTGTTGGTTATTTTGCAGGCTGTTATTATACAAACCCAACGACTAAACAACGTTTATACTCACAATACTATCCAGGTGGCATTACATCTGGTGATATTACAGCTATCGTTGTTGATGATCCTGATGTTGTATTGAAATGCGTAGCAACTGCTTCAGCATCTTCAGCAACAGTAGCTTCATTCTCACAATTGTTGGTTGGCGGTAACGTTGTTGGTGGTACACAAACAGGTTCAGTTGCTAATGGCGACTCTGCAATGGGTGTAGTAGCTTCAACAGCTGGCGCAGCTACTACTGCTGGTTTCCGTGTATTGCAATTAGTTCCAGATACACAAGTAACTTTTGGTGGTACATATGTTTCAGGTACTGGTACAACTACTTTGACTGTTTCTGGTCTTGTAGTAGGTACAGTTCTTCCAATCGGTACAGATGTGTACAACGTAATTAATGGTCAATTGCAATTTACAGGCTCAAGCCTAACAGCTGCAACAACTGTTACTACAACAGGTAGCACAGCATTAACTGTAACAGCTTCAACAGCTACAGTTTCAGGTACCGTTGCTTTAGTTCAAACACCAGAAGCTTTGGTGAAAACGAACTTTGGCGTTCATCGTTATAACGTAGCTTAAGGAGTAATATAATATGGCTATTTCACGCGCACAACTATTGAAAGAGTTACTCCCGGGCTTGAATGCTTTGTTCGGTTTGGAGTATGCACGATATGGTGAAGAACATACTGAGATCTACGAAACAGAGACATCAGAACGTTCTTTCGAAGAAGAAACAAAACTTTCAGGCTTCTCAGCAGCACCTGTTAAAAACGAAGGCCAAGCCATCGCTTATGACAATGCTCAAGAAGCTTGGACAGCTCGCTACAACCACGAAACTATTGCTCTTGGCTTCAGCTTAACTGAAGAAGCTATTGAAGATAACTTGTATGACTCATTGTCAGCTCGTTATACTAAAGCACTAGCTCGTGCTATGGCTTACACTAAACAAGTTAAAGCTGCTGCTGTATTGAACAACGGTTTCAACGCTGCCTACACAGGTGGTGATAATGCTTCATTGTTCTCTACAACACACAACCTTGTTAACGGTGGTTCTAATAGCAACACTCCAGCTACTGCTGCTGACTTGAACGAAACTTCATTGGAAAATGCTGTTATTCAAATCGCTGCTTGGACTGATGAGCGTGGTCTATTGATTGCTGCTAAACCTAAGAAATTGGTTGTTCCACCTGCTCTTCAATTCGTTGCAACTCGCTTGCTTGAAACTGAATTGCGTGTTGGTACTACTGACAACGACATCAACGCAATTAAGAACAACGGTTCTATTCCAGAAGGTTACACAATTAACCACTTCTTGACAGATACAAACGCTTGGTTCTTAACTACTGATGTTCCAAATGGTATGAAGCACTTTGTTCGTACACCATTGCAAAACTCAATGGACGGGGATTTTGACACAGGAAATGTACGTTACAAATCACGTGAACGTTACAGCTTCGGTTGGTCAGATCCACTAGGTATGTACGGTTCACCAGGCGCTTAATTAGGCTTGGTAGTGTTATCCCCCTGATGGTTTCGACTGTCAGGTGCAGGGGCCCTTCGGGGCCCTTTGCTTTTTAATGATTTTCTGTATGGTTTAGTTTAAAAATCAGAGTATAACTACACTCATAGTGTACATTCCGTACACTTTGTAAACTAGGAGATACAAAATGTGGACAAAACCAGCAGCTACAGAAATGCGTTTCGGCTTTGAAGT